CAGGCCGAGCACTGGATGCGATGCGGGTGCGGCTGGTGCTCCTGCACAACCTGAACGAGACCGTGTCACTTCTGATTGAAACCCACAAGGCTGGGCGCATCGAGGCGCCGGCGGTCGTTGCCGCGGTCGATGCCATCCTGAACAAGCCCGTGCAGGTGCCGCTGGTGTCGCTCGGCCAGGGCGACTACCGCCGCGACTACTTCGAGGCCGAGGTGGTCAAGACCGAGGTGAAGAAGGCTGAGGGCCGGGGCTGGCTGCGCGAGCTGTGCGCTCGGATTGGGGGCACCCGATGACGCAGCAGCAGGTGGCAGACGTGCTCGGCGTGAGCCGCTCGGTGGTCAAGAAGCAGGAGCGCATCGCCCTGTCAAAGTTCGCAGACGCGATCGTCGAGCTGGCGCTGGCGGACGAGCGCTTCATGGACATGCTGCAGGGTGCATTCCGATGCACGCGGGAGGCTTGCGATGAGTCTCGCTGACCTGCTCGCAACCCGCGTCGTCGAGAACATGCCGGCGGCCGAGTATCACGCGGTCGATGCGCTGGGCTCAAGCACGCTGCGCAAGGTGCTCTCGGCGTCCCCCGCTCACGCGATGGCCGCGCTGCGCAACCGCGAGGAGACCGCCAGCCAGCGGCTGGGGACGGCCCTGCATGCTGCGCTGCTGGAGCCGGCGAAGTTCGAGGCCCAGATCGCCATCGCCCCCGAGTGCGACCGCCGCACGAAGGACGGCAAGGCGACGTGGGAGGCGTTCCAGCTGCAGGCCGAAGGCCGCACCGTGATCACCGCCGACCAGGGCGAAAGCCTGCGCGGCATGGTCGAGGCGGTGCGGGCGTCGAAGGCAGCTGCCGGGCTGCTGCGCATGGCCGACAAGCGCGAGGTATCGCTGTTCGCCGCGGACCCCCTGACGGGCCTGCCGATCAAGGCACGCCTGGACGCATGGGCGCCGGGCGACCGCGGCGAGTTCATCGTGGACATCAAGACCACGAGCGGGCTAGCGTCGCGCAGCGAGTTCGAGCGCACGCTCGCCTCTTACGGCTACGGAGCGCAGGCCGCGTTCTACATGCGCGTGGCGCGTGCTGCCGGGCTGAAGGTGTCGGAGTTCATCTTCATCGCGGTCGAGACCAGCGACCCCTACGGCGTCGGCTGCTACGCGCTCGACGAGGAGATCGTCGCGCTGTTTGAGCCCGAGGTCGATCGTGCGATCGGACTGTGGGCCGAGGCTGCACGGTCGCGCGTGTTCCGGGCCTACCCCGACGAAGTGCAGAAGCTGGGCGCGCCGAAGTGGCTGCGCCGTCAACTGGAAGAAGGAGTCGCAGCATGAGCCTGGCAACGATCGACACCGAGACGCGCGCGCTGCTGGAGTACGCGATCCCGCGCGGGACCGACATGGACAAGATGGCGATGCTGCAACTGATGCGGAGCATGGACCTCAACCCGCTGCGCCGGGAGGTCTACGCGATCCCCTACCAGGGGAAGCTGCAGATCGTGATCGGCGTGGACGGGTGGCGCAAGGCCGCGCACGCGACTGGGCGCTACCTGAGCGGCGAAGCGGTCTACGGCGAGGACGAGTGCGGCGTGTTCTGTACCTACACCGTGCTCACGACTGGCGGCGGGCGCTTCTCGGCGACCTGCTGGCTGAGTGAGTTCAAGGGCGGCAGCCCGCTGTGGAACCGGATGCCGCGCCACATGCTCGCCGTGAAGGCCGAGGTGCACGCCCTGAAGCGCGCGTTCGGCTTGGCTGGACCCACCGAGTGGGATCACGACGACGGCCGGGAGACCATCGTGGGCGAGCCCCTGCGCGCTGCGCAGGATGACCGGCTTGCCGCGATGAATCGGCTCTTGACATCCAGCGCGGACCTCCCGACGGAGGTGTCCGCGGTGGCTCCCCAGGCAGCGCCGGCGGTGGAGCAGCCGCCGGCGCCTGCTGTGGAGCCGCTCGAAGTGCTGGCTGAGCAGGTCGCCGAACTGGCCCGCTCACAAGGACAGAAGCGCACCGCGATGCAGGCGCTCGCAGCAGCGAAGAAGAAGGGCAAGGACGAAGCAGGCACCCGTGCGGTGCTTGAGGAATGGCACGAGGCACTGAGCAACACCAACAACAAGGAGAACATGACGTGAAGCTGATCTGGGATAGCGGCGAAGAGAAGGCACGCAAGGAACCCACCACCGTCTCGCAGGAAGTGCTGCCGGCTGGGGAGTACGACGCCGAGGTCGTGAAGAGTGAGCAGCGGCAGTCCACCCAGTCGTGGATGAAGACCGACGCCAACCCAGAAGGCTGGGAACTGACCCTGTGGCTTGACGTGCACGTCAACGGCAAGCGCTTCCGCGTGTTCGATGGCATCCCTGCCACGCACACCGAGCGGACCAAGACAGTGCTGGCGTCTGCCGGGCTTCCCGTGCCAGCCAAGGGCATGAAGGAGTGGAATGAGGAGGTGCTGCTGGGCACCACGGTGCGCATCCGCACCTACCTCAGCAAGACCACGGGCAAGGCGAAGGTCGGCGACTACATCGCTTCAAAGTCTGTGATCCCCGTCAAGAAGCCGGGAACTGGCAAGGTGAAGGTCGATGCGAGCGACATCCCGTTCTGAGCACCCGGAAGGCCGGGGCGGTGGCGCAAGCCCCGCCCTGGCTACTTCCCCAACCGTCGGAGAAATCACCACCTTCTGGCTTGGCTTCGCCCTGGGCGCGTTCGCGCCTGCGGCGTTCATCGTCGGTGCGTGGAGCAAGGAGGCACTGCTATGGATGATTCCGTGACCTGCCCGCCGCGAGCGCGGCTACTGCTGAAGGCCGCCGACACTGTGGTCGAGCGTGGACGGCACTACGGGCCACCGCGCGAACACTTCGAGCGCACCGTGCGCGCTCTGCTCGCGCTCATGCCTGACCTGTTTGCGCGAACCCCAGAGCCCGAGGACTGGGCCAAGATGATGATCATCGACAAGCTCGCGCGCGACGCCGAGGTGGCGAAGGAAGACAACGCCATCGATATCGCTGGCTATGCGGCGTGCATGCACGAGGTGCGGGCATGAGTGGCACCAACATCATGCAACTTCGACAGCAGGTGTCGAATTTGCAGGCAAAACTTGATCGGATCATGGAAGGGCTGGAAGGCACCTGCATGACCTGCGAGCCTGTCGGCGTTCGCAATCAGCAGATGACGCAGCACATCAAGACTCTGCAAGCCGAGCGCGACGAGGCGAGGCGGGAAGTGTGTGCGTGGCAGGGCGCAACCTCCGCAAAATCATTCCGAGACATTGCAATCGTGCGCGGCTGGGACTGCTTTTCGGATCAAACTGCAGACACATCTGAACATCTGTAGCGGATTTGATCCGCCGGCAAGGACGCCATGACCACAACCGACACCGCAGCCGCAGCCATCGAGGCCGCGTACCAGCTGCTCGGATTCATCTTCGACGCCGACGACCTGATCGAGTTCCGCACGCTCGGCAAGGTCGTCGGCTCGACCTGGGCGAAGCAGCGCGACGCCGCGCAGGCCATCGCGAAGCTCGCGACGCTGGGGCACGGCACGCAGGTCTACTTCGGCGCCAACCCGCGCAAGCGACGCGGCGGCAAGGCCGACGACGTGGGTTTGGCGAGGTGCCTGTTCGCAGACTTTGATGGCGGCACCACCGTCGAGCAGGCACGCATCCGCTGGAGCGAGGCGTGCATCCCAGAGCCCACCGTGATCGTGATCACGGGCGGCGGCGTGCATGCGTGGTGGAGGCTGCAGGAGCCGATGGAAGACTTGGCCCTGTGGACGCAGCACCAGAAGGCGCTCGCCCGCCGGCTGGGCTCTGACCAGTCTGTGACCGACGCGCCGCGCATCATGCGCCTGCCGGGCTTCGTCAACTGGAAGTATCAGCACCAGCCCCTGTGCGTGGTCGAGAACTGCGACCCCGACAACGCCTACAGCCTCGACGAGTTCCCCGACCCGACGCAGTTCGGCGAGCCGGCGGCGGCACCCGTCGAGCCTGAGCCCGTCACCGCGGGCACCCTGAGCGACCTGTCGCGGCGGTTCTTGGAGAGCGGCTACCTGATCCCCGGGCGTGGCCGGCGGGACACGATCTACACGGTCGCCTGCGACATGCGGGCGCGCCAGTGGCGCCAGGGCGACGCCGAGGCGGCGATCCTGAACCGCGCACGGGCGCTGGGCCTGACCGCCGACGACCTGCTCGACCTGCCGAGGCAGATCGGCAACGCCTTCGCGAAGGAGCGCACGCCGATCCTCGGGCGGGCTGAGGAGGCGCAGGTGGTCGTCGATCAGCCGCCAGAGACGCCGCCCGTGGGCATCCGCGAGCTGCTGCAGCGCAACCCGAAGGTGCGCCGACCGATCGTGCACGACCTGCTGCGCTCGGCCGAGACCATGAACATCATCGCCGCGCCGAAGACTGGCAAGTCGTGGATGGTGATGGACCTCGCCCTGTGCGTCGCGACGGGCCGCCCGTGGTTCAATCGGTTCAAGGTCGAGCGCTCGCCCGTCCTCCTGATCGACAACGAGCTGCACGAGGAGACACTCGCCGACCGCCTCCAGCGCGTCGTACAAGCCAAGGGGATCGCTCTGGACGATCTGGACGGGTGGCTAGAGGTGAAGAGCCTGCGCGGTGCCCTGAAGAGCTTCAAGAGCCTCGTCGAGGACGAGGACGGCAAGAAGGGCATGCTCTGCGCCGAGAAGGTGAAGCCCGGCCAGTACGGCATGGTGATCTTCGACGCCTTCTATCGGTTCAACTGCGACGACGGGGCAGACGAGAACGACAACGCCTACATGGCGCAGACCTACAACGGCTTGGACAGGCTCGCCAAGCGCCTCGACGCCTGCCTGGTCTGCATCCATCACACCTCGAAGGGCAACCAGTCGGACAAGGCGGTGACGGACGTGGGAGCCGGCGCAGGGTCGATGAGCCGCGCCGCGGACACCCATCTGGTGCTCCGCGAGCACGAACTGGCCGGGCACCTCGTGATCGACGCCGCGACGCGGTCGTGGAAGCCGCTGGAGCCAACTGTGGTGCGTTTCGAGTACCCGCTGTTCCATCCGGAGCCCCTGCTGGCCCCGACCCTGAAGAAGAAGGCCAAGAAGGACGACGGCTGGAACGTGGAGCGGTTCGTGGACGAGGTGGTCGGCACCTCGGAACTGAGCACCGACGAGATGCTGGCACGAGGCAAGGAGCGCGGCCTGAGCGCCTACCGGGTGAAGGAGTTCCGGCGCGAGGCGACGGCTGGAACTGGCAAGCGCGGACCCCTGCTGGAGGTGCTCGGCGAAGCCCGAAATGTCACCTACCGGAGGTCACGATGAGCACTGATAACTATCTGTCGGTGAATCTGTCGGTGCAGACAGATACTCAAACAGATCGGGCAGAAGAATCTGTCGGTGCGTCCCTAAAGGGAACGCACCGACAGATTCGTTCTGCTGCCTGGGTGGACGAACAGATCGACCGACAGATCCGCCTCGGACAGAAAGCGGACCTTCGATGACCCGCCCACACCCCACCGCCGTCGTCCGCGCCCTGTGCTCGCTGGAGACGGGCAAGAGCCAGGGCAACGCCATGCGCTCGTGGCTGGCGAACCTGTCCAGAGACAGAGAGCAGCTCGTGATGGCCGTGTGGGTGATCGTGGTGGTCTGCGATGCCGACCCCTGCGACGCCTGCCTGAGCCTCGGGCAGCGCGACTGCATGGTCTGCATGGCGCGGCTGAAGTCGAACCCAGTCGAGGATGAGAACCTGCTGGCGATGGTCGCCTTGGTCTACGACGCGCTCGGCGTTCCGCCGGGGGGTAGACGGTGAACGATCCCGTGAGACGATGCACCCATGACCGAGACGCAGCTGCGCTGGGGACCGTGCGACGGCGATCGCCTGACCATCGAGGACGGCGTGCGGGAGGTGCGCGTGCCTGTGGTCTGCGGAGTGTGCCTCGACGAGCTGCCGGCCAACCTCGGGCGCGACGTGTACACCGAGGCGATCTACCTGCCCGACGAGGCTGGGGTCTGGTGGTACGCGGGCCGGATGCGATACAGCGATGCCGGCGGGAGCGCGTACTGGTCGCCCGCCTGAGCCCCCCGCCCTTGCGGAGCGCATTTCCCGTGGGAGAGTGTGCGCATGGGTAAGGCCAGCCGGCAGAAGGGGAAGCGCGGCGAGCGTGAAGCCGCTGCCCAACTTGCGCACCACTGGAACGCACGCGATGCCCGTCGCAGTGTCCAGTTTTGTGGTCGCGTTGGCGATGCCGACCTGAGCGGCGTTCCCGGCATCCACGTCGAGGTCAAGCGATACGCCGCGATCAGCGCGCTGCGATTCTTGAAGCAGGCCGAGAGCGACGCAGTGCCTGGCGCCGTGCCCGTCGTGGTGATGCGCGAGGACGCGGCGACAGAGTGGACGGTGATGCTGCGCGTATCTGACGCGCCAGAGTTCGCGCGCCGGCTCGTGCAGCTGCTGGGCGAGGCGACCGTGCCCGTGGAGGTGAAGCAGTGAAGCGACTCAGCGAACGCAAGCGCGTCGAAGATCCGCTCGCCAGCCACCACTGGCGCGAAGGCGCATCGCCGGGCTCGAAGTGGACCGTCGAGAAGATGGGCCGCAACATTCACCGCGTCACCATGCTGGCCGATACGCCGCATGCGTTTGAGTGGAACGGGCTGCTGGCATCCGACCGCCACCACGACAACAGCCATACCGACCAAGACCTTGAGCGCAAGCACCTCGACGAACTGGTGAGGCGCAAGGGCGGCGTGATCGACTGCGGCGACCTGTTCTGCTGCATGCAGGGCAAGTGGGACCCGCGAGCCGACCGCAGCGCATGCAGGCCCGAGCACCAGTGTGGCGACTACCTCGACGCGCTTGTGCGCGAGGCGACCGAGTTCTACAAGCCATACGCCGACCGATTCGTCGTGATCGGCCGCGGGAACCACGAGACCGCGATCACGAAGCGCCACGAGACCGACCTGACCGAGCGCCTGTGTGCCGGACTCAGTGCGAGCGCGCCCTGCCCTGTGTACTCGGGCGGCTACGGCGGCTATGTCCTGTTTCGACTGATCACAAGCAAGGGCGGCTCGTTCTCGTTCCGTGTGCGCTACTTCCACGGCGCAGGCGGCGGCGCGATGATGACGCACGGCGTTCTCGACACGCGCCGGCATGCGTCGTTTTGGCCTGATGCAGACATGGTGATCACCGGACACTCGCACCACCACTGGACCGTGCCCATCGCACGCGAGCGCCTGCGCCAGTTCAACGGGCAAGCCGAGGTGGTGATCGACGAGCAGCTGCATGTGCGCATCGGCACCTACAAGGACGAACACGGCGACGGCTTCGGCGGGTGGTCTGTCGAGCGCGGCATGGCACCGAAGTCGAAGGGCGCGGTGTGGATGCGTCTGCACATTGCAGGCAAGCAAGGCGAGTACCGACTCGCAGCGGAGGTGACCCGTGCGCAGTGAGTTCCGCAGCAAGATCGCGGGCCGTACCTGGCGCATCGTGTACGAGGACGCGAAGACGATGGGCAAGGACTGGGGCCGATGCTGGCTGCCCGCTGGCCGGCACCCGCTCATCCAGCTGCGGCGCGCCCTGCGCGGCTACCGGGCGATGGACGTGCTGGTGCATGAGGTGCTGCACGCTGCACGCCCTGAGCTCGACGAGCAGGCAGTCGAGGCCACGGCCACGGCCATCGCGCGCGCGCTGTGGAAGGCCGGCTATCGGAGGATGGATCAGTGAGGCAGCGCCCGCCCAGGCTGCGCGTGGGCAAGCCGCGCGAGATGCCGAAGGCTGTTGCCCCCGAGCGCGCGCCGGGCTCGACGCATGAACGTGGCTATGGGTGGAACTGGCAGCAGGCTCGGCGCGTCGCGCTCAACCGTGAGCCGCTGTGCCGCTACTGCATGGAGCGTGGCATGGTTACGGCTGCGACTGAAGTCGATCACATCCGCGCGTTGCGCGACGGCGGCGACAACGCGCTGGACAATCTCGCCCCGTGTTGTCATGAATGTCACCTGCGGAAGACGATGCGCGACGTGTCTGGAAGGAAACGGCGTCAGACCGGGGGGGGTGGCGATTCTGGCCCGCTATCGGCATGAC